TCTCCCCACCTTCATCAACATCATTTAAATATATTGTATAAACTATTACTCGGTTTGCATGATCTCTAGGTTCTCCATGTTCTATATGCCAAGTATGATAACCTTGTCCTGGAAGAGTTAGTTGTATTTTCAGGGGAACAATTTTAAAAGAACTATAAAAATTTTTTAAACCTGTGTTATCTACATACCTTCTTAAAGCCAAATCAAAATTTACAAACAGTTCTTTAAAATCATCTACCCAAGTGTCCACGGTTACTGAAGTATCGTTCTTTTCAAGAAGAGATACTTTCTCTGTTTGAAACCTTTGATATGCTTCTCCAAACGCAGCTTTTTTCTTAAAATACTCAATAACTTTATTGCAATTTGTCTTGGAGATATAATTATCAAAAATTCCTATGTGATCTTGCATCGTTATCGTTTTTTCACTCATACATACTCTCTAATTTTTATTATCATAAGCGTAATTTTTATACGGTCCGTATTTATTTACATAATGAAAAAAAACTTGTGCTATTCCATTACCTTTATAAACTCCCGGTCTTCCATGTTGTTGGTCACAACCTGCATATAGTAGACCATCTCCTTCTTGTAATTCAAAAACGTTATTCTCTATTATAAAAGGCCAATCGTCATATTTTTTTATACATGCACTGATTGAAATTTCACAAGATGGTCTATCCAAATGTGTTTTTAATGTTGCTCCAAAAACATAATATCTCCAGTAAGCATATGTTGGAAGTAATTCTAATTCTGTTTCTTTTTGAATTAAATTTAATTTTAAATCTAAGAACGAAGTCATTAAAGAATCTTTGTACCATGCAGGTGAAAAAGATTGGGCATCTAATTGATATTCTTTATTAGAGTCTAATTTATTATAACAATAAGGTTGTAATATATTTAATTCTTCCTGTGAAAAAAAGTTTTTTAAGATTTTAAAATTTACTGGAGCCATGACACTATACTATATCGAACTCCTTTTGTTATCGGTTCTATGCAATGTGGATACATAAAATTACTTGGAAAAAAAACTATAGATCCTTTTCCAAGTTTCATTCTTTTTACTTCTTTTTGTTGTTGATTAGTAAATACAAGATCACCACCCTCATATCCTTCATTCAAATTTATTATTACACTTAAATTTCTGACACTAGTGGTGAAGTGATCAGTATGAACTTCATACTTACCCCCGACTGAATATTTTAATAAATCTATTTGGTTTATTTTGTTACTTTGCATCATTGGAAATTTAGCTTTGTAAAAACTGTACAGTCTAGTTATTTCCTGTTTTACATAGTTCCAGTAAAACAAATTGGTGGGGCTCGTAAAATCTAATTGATAACCTTTTACATTTCTTGTTTCAGTATTCAATTTATCTTCTCCGATTAATAAATTTTTTGTAGCTCTTTTTTTAATTAAAGAAATAATTCTATTATTAAAATCATTTTCTATTACATTTTTAATTTCAACAATTGCTTCTAAATAATTCATTTATATTAATACAAAATTACTATTCTCAATGGGTTGTAAGGTTAAATCAAAAGCTACAGTAATTCGTCTTGAGGATGCAACATCAGTGTAATGCTCAATCCACGATGGAAATATTGTTATTCTACCCGGTTTGTTTTCTGATTTAAACGCTGTATCGTCAAAAGGATTTACGTAATAAGTACCAGTTTTATTTATTTCCACACAAAGATGTCCGCTTAGAAAAGAAGTATTTTCTACCGTATGTCTATGTCTTTTTATTTGTTCTTCTTCCCTCATTACATTGGCCCAACATTTACCGTAAATTTTTTTAGGCATTGGTATTTTTAATTCTTTAAAAAATAATTTTAAATTTTCTTTGATGTTGTCTTTTAAAAAAATAGTCTCATCTGAATCAAATAAATTAAACGACATATGTCGACTAGTGAGACTTTGTTTACCGAGCCCAGTTCGACCGTCTCCCTCTGATGCTGTATTTTTTATAATGTCTTTTTCTATATTTAAAATATGATTTTTTAATTTTTTTATGTCTATATCAGACATGTTTTCATACATAAAATATTTATAAAAAGGACTAAAAAAATTAGTAGGAGCCAAACTTTCAAACACGTGTATCATCAGCGTGTCCTATTATTATATTACAAGTTACCCTTTGCCAATTATGAGTTTCTGACTCAACCGATTCACCTGTATGAAATTCTTGTGAATCTAGTATCACTGCATTTCCCGGTTTAAATTTAAATTCTTCTCCGTCTACAAAAAATGAACCTCTCCAATCTGGTTGCCAAAGAGGAGTCATAAATAATAAAATTGTTTTTGAATGAGATGTGACCATATCATCTTGATGTAACCAGTGTTGAGTTTTTTTACCGTGGTATGTTGCATTAAACCACATTCTTTTTAATTCTGTCGGTATACCTATTTTTTTGTCCTCTAATATTTTTGCTATTCTATAAACCAAAGTTTGGCCCCAAAGACATAACGGATAATTGTTAACATAACCATTATTGTCTTTAACTATTAAAGCTGGCCCAGACATAAAACCCTCATGTGGTCCCGATGCGCAGTTCATTACCCAGTTATGACTACCCGTGATTTGTCTGTACATATAAAACAATTCTTTTTGAGAAAGCACCTGATCTAGCATTATTGTTTTCATTTTGTATCTTTCATTAATTATTAAACTGCTATATAACATATTTATGGCCTTAAAAAAAGTAGATTTTGCAGCTGGATTCAACAAACAAGGTGTCCCTTCAGCCCTTCCTGGAAAATGGGTGGATGGAGATTTTGTGCGTTTTAGATATACAGCACCTGAAAAAATAGGAGGTTGGTCCCAACTTACAGCTTCATCAAAAACATTACCCGGAGCAGCTAGAGCTCAAGTAGCTTTTACTAGTTTAAAAGGTGAAAAATATGCAGCTATCGGAACTTCTCAAGGTTTGTTTTTGTATTACGGAAACGATTTTTATGACATCTCTCCTTTAGATACAGCTATTTCTGGATGCACTTTAACCACTGTTAATGGTTCCAATGTAATAACCATAGATAAATCATCTCATAATTTAAAAGTAGGAAGATATATTACTTTATCTGGAGTTACAGTAACAGGTGCTTCTGATTATACGCCCGCTGAATTACAAGTGGCTTATGAAATACTAACCGTTCCAACAGTAGATAAATTTACCATACAAGCTGTAAGGAACGAAGGTGGTTCTGGAATGACGGCTGCTGGAGCTGCAACTGTTAATCCTTATGTTGAGGTTGGACCCACTATACAAACAACAGGTTATGGTTGGAGCACATCGACTTGGGGAGCATCTACTTGGGGAACGGAAAGATCTACAAGTTCTGTGGTACTAGATCCAGGAAATTGGAGTCTTGATAATTTTGGTGAAGTGTTAGTAGCCACAGTATTTAATGGTGAAACTTTTACGTGGAATGCAGGAGCTACAAACGCTCGAACAATAAGAGCATCTAAATCAACTTCTGGTTTTTCTACTTCGGCTAACCCAACTGCAAGCAGATTTACGTTAGTGTCCGATAGAGACAGACATTTATTTCATTTTGGAACTGAAACAACTATTGGAGATTCGACCACTCAAGACCCAATGTTTGTAAGATTTTCAAACCAAGAAGATTTAAATACTTATACTCCAACGGCTACCAACACAGCCGGAACTTTTAGACTTGACACAGGAAATAAAATTACTGCCGCTATTCAAGGGAAAGACTATGTTTTTGTTTTAACGGATCAAGCTGCTTATGTTATTCAGTTTGTTGGTCCGCCATTTACATTTAGTGTTAGACAGGTAGGTACCAACTGTGGATGTTTAGCACAACACTCCGCCTCTTATGTAAATGGTGCTATCTATTGGATGTCTAATGAAGGTGGATTTTTTATGTATGATGGCACAGTAAAAGCCTTACCTTGTTTGGTAGAAGATTTTGTTTTTACAACACAGAATGGAAATCTTGGATTAAATTTTAATGCGTCAGATGTAATTTTTTCTTCACCAAATAGTTTATTTACAGAAGTAAATTGGTTTTATCCTAAATCCGGTTCTGAACAAATTGATAGGTGTGTGACTTATAATTTTCAAGAAAATGCTTGGACTACTTCATCATTGGATAGAACAACTTATCAAGATCAAGGAGTATTTAATAAACCTTATGCAACAGACTATGAATCAACAACCTCTCCCGTATTTCCAGATATTTTAGGAATTACAAACAAATACGGTGCTAGTATCTATTATGCTCACGAAGTGGGTAATGACCAGGTCAATAGCACAGGGACAACTTCTATAAATGCTTTTATTAGATCTGGGGATTTTGATATTGATGACGGCGAATTTTTTATGTCTATGAAAAGATTTATGCCAGACTATAAATTTTTAGTTGGTAATTCTAAGGTAACACTATTTATATCTGATTTTCCTTCAGACACACAAGCAAGCTCGTCTTTAGGACCCTTTACAATAACAAAGACCACTGATAAAGTAGATACGAGAGCAAGAGCTAGACTGCTATCTATTAAAATAGAATGTGACGCTGTAGGAGAAACTTGGCGTTATGGTAGTTTTAGACTTGATGCTCAACCAGACGGAAGGAGATAGAATGCCATTAACTACAAAAGGTAAAAAAATAATGAAATCCATGAAAAAACAATATGGGAAGAAAAAAGGAGAAGCTGTTTTTTATGCTTCTAAAAATAAGAAAAAAATAAAAGGGGTAGATAAGAAAAGAGCGTAATGGCTAAATTAACTAATTATATACCAGAACCAAAACAAGAATATGACGTAGAAAATCAAAGACAAATAATTGAGTCCATGACCACTATGAAACAACAACTTAATTTTTCTTTTCAACAAGATTTAAAAAATGAACAGGACGCTTTTAATTACTTTTTATCATGACAATACAATATAAAAATGCAACTAAATCTTTAGGGGACACTAATCTTAATACCGTTTTAACTATTTCTACATCAGCCATAGCTATAGTTAAAAGTGTTTATTTTAGCAATTCTAG